CAGGAGAGCGTTTCTGGGAGATCAGAGGACCCGCTAACGGCACGAATCCTAGTGGACACACAACACCTACTGGACCAGTGAATCCCTTCTGTGCTTCTTGTGGAGGATCTGGATATACTGGTGGTCTGGTTTGGAGTTATCTTGGCGGTGGCGGTGGACCTCCTGCTTGTGGTCTAAGTAGTGTTAATGATGCATCCATCGCTATTGACCCAACGAGGATATATCAGAATTCTGATGGAGACAAAGCATTTAAGATGGGATCTTACAGTGGCACAATGCGTGTAAGGAATTGGTTGACTGGTGGTGTCCAAGCACTTAGCAACTCTCTTAAAAACTTTGGTAACCCATACTTCTCTGAATGTGATGTTGCTCGCCCAGACGATGCGGGCAAACGAATTAACCAAGAGTTTGAATAATGGCATACGGATTTCTTAAACCAGTCGCATCACTGAATGGTCTGCCTTGCTCAGGTCATGGTCTTTGTTTGCCTTCTACTGTCCACTCAGTGCAAGCGTGTGGCACCCCTCCAGTGCCCTACAGCATCGTCATTAAGAATTTTACATGCTGGTGGCCACCCACACCTCTAATTCCACTTTCAGCAATTAACCCAATTAGAGCAACAGTGCTGGTGCAGTTTATCCCCATCATGATTGGTGGTGATACGTTTACCCCACACATCGCATTGTGTACAAACATTGTGATTTATATCTGCCCCTGTGGTAAGAGTATGTGTCCTATCCCTACACCTATTGCTTGTAGTGTGCTGACAGCTGAGGACTTTGGCGGTGCAGGACATACTAGAGTCCTCTTCCCAACTACCCTGACAGTCTTTGCATTTAAGATCCCTATTGCGAGGATCCTAGACCCACTGGGTGTTGGTTTTCCAGGATTCTCATATCCATGCTCTTCGGTGGTTGCATTTGGGCACCCAACTGTGTTAGCATCATAGAGTAGTTTCAAAAAAGGTTATGCCTGCAAAAGCAAAGACTGGTTTGGTAAAAGATGGTTGGCTTCCTGCTAGACCTAAGGTAACTCGACAAGGGTCCTCTAAGAATACTAAATATTCGGCAACGTCCCGTAATAGCAAAGGTAAGCGTTATCGTGGTCAGGGTCGATGAGACCCGAAACCCGAGAAGCGATGGAAATGCTTTGGAGTGCTAAATGGAATCTTCCTAAAGCAGCGAAGCATTGTAATCTCACTAATAAAGAGATGAAGATTACCTTTAACGAGTATTGTGCTTTCCATCCACCAACATATAGTTATGAAAAGGAAACTGAATTTCATCTCTCAAGATAAAGAGATAGCACTAATTCAGGAAATGATCTATAGGATTCAAATGGCGGATCCTGACATTCATCCTAAAAGGACCTGCTTCCTTTGTGTCTCACCTGACTATTCAAGTGTCGTGGCTCAACATCTGAGCCATGCCCTGAGTAAAGATGGTGAGATTTACCACATAGAAGCAGTAAATGTCCCTTTCCCAGACGAATCACATGAGTCTTATCTTGAGACATTCATTGATCGATTCTCGGAATGGACAATCGACTGGGACAACTTTGTATTGATTGAGGCAGGTGTCATCAGAGGTGGCAACTACACTTGGATCACTGAGGCAATGAATAAGTATCAGATATACGGTGATCGCCCCAACTACACTGTTGCTCTCTGCGAAAACACTGGAAGCAAATTCAAATCAGATTTTGTTTCTCATTATTATGACAATTCCAAGGAAGATTTACACTTCTGGTGGGAACGTCCTAACAACCATTGGGAATGCCCATAAATAAAAATACCGTGTGGAGGAAGAAAAGTGGCTAACAGTCCTGTGCCTGATCAGAGTGCTGATTTCATTAAATCGGGGATGGTGCTAATAACCGACCCTCGCAGTGATAAATACCTTCATAAGGTGAATCGTAATGTCCGCCCACCTGAGAGACAAAAGAAAAAAGAGGGTTAAATGCCTGCTTACAGATTTAGATCAGACCAATACGTCAGTAGAGGATTTAAGGATTTAGCAATTTCCTTTAATGCCAATCCCTCTACTGACGATTTTGGTGCTGTGAAGAATGAGAGAGCAATCAATCAATCTGTAAGAAATTTGTTATTGACTATATTAGGTGAAAGACCATTTCAACCCAACATCGGGAGTAGGGTGAAAGGTCTTCTTTTTGAGCCATGGGATCCATTCTCTAAAGATGCGATCAAAACTGAGATTAAAGATTGTCTCGCAAGACTTGAGCCACGAATCACTGTCCAAGATGTCCGCATTCGTGACAACAGCGATCTGAATGAAATTCAAGTTGAGCTCGAATATAAGATTACGGGTGAGAATACTACCCAAGAAGTAACATTCCTCTTAGAGAAGACCTGAAATGGCAGCTATCCCATCACAATTAACATCTCTAGACTTCTTTGAGATTAAGGAGTCTATTAAGTCCTACCTTCGTACTCGTAAAGAGTTTACTGACTACGACTTTGAGGGTAGTGCTGCGTCGTATCTGATTGATATCCTCGCTTATAACACATATTATACCGCATTCAACGCAAACATGGCGCTGAATGAGGCATTTCTTGAGACTGCTACGGTTAGAGATAACGTTGTCCGCATTGCAAAGCAGTTAAATTACACTCCTAGGTCAATTAAAGCGCCCAGAGCGTGCGTAACTATCCGCGTCCAGACACAAGTGTCGCTGAATGGCACTACATATCCTGAATTCTGCACTCTAAGAGCGGGAGATGTGTTTGTTGCCCGCAACTTTAATGACACATACACTTTCTGTGTGACTCGTGACCTCCAAACTACCGTAGATCCCGCAACTGGTATCGCGACGTTTGACCCTGTGCTCGTTTATCAGGGTAACTTGCTCAAGTATAACTACACAGTTGACTATACGAAGAAGCAAGACTACGTTATCCCCACTGAAGATGTAGACACTCAGTTGGTTTACGTCGATATCTCTCCTAACGCGCAGTCACAGGAGATTGACACATATAATCTTGCTGCAAACGTTACTACACTCAACAGCACCTCTCGTGTTTACTTCCTTGAGGAGACTGATGACCTTAGATACCGCCTCGTCTTTGGTGATGGCGTCCTTGGACGTAAATTGATCGATGGTGAATACATTAGATTGTCATATGTGACCACTTTTGGTGAAGAAGCAAACGGTTGTAAGGATTTTGCCTTCATTGGCACCATCAAAGACAGTGATGGTCGCGCAATCGCTCCTGCAAACATCGCAGTTGTTACTAGAGAGTCTGCTGCAGACGGAGAAGCACGCGAAAGTGCGCTATCAGTCAAGTTTAGAGCGCCAAGATCCTTCTCTACCCAAAACAGAGCGGTAACGGAAACAGATTATGAGCATATCGTCTCAGAGATCTATCCTCAGGCAGCATCTGTGACCGCATACGGTGGTGAAAAACTATCTCCACCCATTTACGGTAAAGTTTACGTTGCTATTCGTCCAAAAACAGGAAACAAACTGAATGAGACGACAAAAGCAAAGATTAAAAATGATTTGAAGCGTTATACGGTTGCATCAATCGATCCTGTGATCATTGATCCTACTATTTTCTACGTTATCCCCAAATCTTACGTTTACTACGACGGAAACAACACTAATAAGAGTGGTGCTCAACTCGGAAGTGACGTTTTGCGTAATATTGACCAATTTAACAAGAATGGTCAGAATAATCGCTTCGGTGGTCGTATTGATACATCGAAATACAACACGATGGTCGATAATAGTGATCCTGCGATCTCTGGCACGGTTACTCAGATGACTATTGGTCAAAATCTTGACCAATTTGAGTTTGGTAGCGTATTTACTCAATGTCTTGACTTTGGAAACCCACTTTACAATCCTGGCGACTATTCTGGCACCCCAGAAGGTGGAAATACATGTAGCACTGACTCAGATTGTCCAGAAGGTCAAATTTGTAAGGATGGTAAGTGTGTAGACGAGGGAGATAGCGGCACTTGTGCTCCTTCCTTCTCTGTAGTCAAATCTGGCACCTTCTATGCAACAGGATACAGCGAAGATCTTGTTAATTTGACTATGGCAGGTAGTGGCACAAATGCTACCACTGCTGTTTCGTCTTCTAACTCCATTACTGGTGAAAATCAAGTTTTGGTGCCTGTAAACATTAGAGATGACGGTAAAGGCAATCTTATTCTTGTTACCAAAAGAGATGAGGTTGAAGTAACGTTAAATAACTCAGTTGGTAGCGTTGACTACGGTAGCGGACAAGTTTGTGTTGGTCCTATTGCGATCCAAGGCACTCCTGACGATACTACCCGTCTTCCCATTCAAGTATTGCCTTATGGTGGATCTATTAACATTCCACCTGGCGTTGATCCCACATTGTTTGATGTTGAAGCGTTTCCAATCGATTGGAAAACCAACGACATCTCAATCCCCAACTTCGATCCCAACAACTTCAATGGTTATAACTTCGGTGATCCAAGCGGAATAAATATCATTGATTATCCTTCGGATACCTTCACATATCCAGTAGATTCCTCCTGTTTCTGAGATAGATGCCTACAAAAAATATCAATATTTCGGATAGAGTTGAAAATCAACTCCCTGAGTTTATCAGGGAGGAAGATCGACAATTTGTTGACTTTCTCTTCCAATACTACAAGTCTCAAGAAAAAACAGGTCGTCCTTACGACATTCTGAATAATCTTCTGACTTATTTGGATCTTGACAGTTATACGTCTGACGAACTGTCTAGAGATACTCTTCTGCTGAATGATATTGGGCTGAACGATAAAGATATTAAAATTGAATCGATTGATGGTTTCAAGGAGACCAATGGATCGATTATGATCGATAATGAAGTCATTTACTACGAGTCTGTGACTCGTGGTCCTGATGCCATCATTACACCAGGTGTTTCTCCTGCTCAATTCGATAAAAAGAAACAACAACTAGAAAATCCCTTCAGTTTGTTTGATGGGACTAGAAATACTTTCCCTCTCAACTTCCTAGGCACCCCAGTCCGTCCTCCTTCGGCAGAGCACCTTATCGTTATCACATATAACGATATGCTCATTCCTGGAGTTGATTATTTTGTTGAAGGCGATCAAATTCGCTTTCAAGTTGCTCCTCGTGCTAGATCTGGTGCTGACGACTCTCAGTTTACTGAAATTACATATCTGGTTGGGTATGCCGATCAAACGATCGTCACAACTGATGCTATCCCATACCAAGAGTATCAAGGTAAGAAAGAATATCCCCTCAGAGTAAATACTCAACCATATACGCCAACTTCGGCAATCGGTCTGATTATTAAGAAGAATAATCGCCAATTAGAGGCATATACCGATTATACCGTTTTTGAGAATCAAATTATCTTCAGATTCCCTCTGGGTGCTGCTGATACTATTCATGTACGCTCTGTTGAGTATATTGCACCTCAATTTGGATCTGGAGCATCTGCAGTTGTGTCTGTTGATGCAAATGGTCAAGTTGACCGTCTGATTCCTAAAACTGGTGGTAGTGGTTATAGATTAGACTTTGAGCCCAAGGTTGTCGTCCAGCATAACAATGGTGTTGGTGCAACTGCCAAAACTTTGGTTAGTGGTATCAAAGATATCACTCTAATTGATGGTGGACAAGGTTATACGTCATACAACCCTCCAATCGCCATTGTAGGCGCTCCTACAGGTGGCACACTGGCAAAAGTCGCTCTGACTGTAGATGATGAATCTGGTCAGGTCGATAGTCTGACTATTATGAATTCTGGTAGTGGATATGACTTTATCCCTGCTATTTCCTTTGTTAATCCTGGTGGTTGTAAAATTGGACAACCTACTATTGATAGTGAAGGTCGTGTAAACATCGATAGTATTGTTGTCGAAGAGCAAGGTCTCAACTACAGCAATCCTCCTATTGTCTATCTGGATGAAGCACCTGAAGGTGGTATCAATGCTCAGGCAATCTCCAGAATCAACCAAGACGGTCAAGTTTACGAGATCGTTATTACAAATAGAGGTAGAGGATATGTAACTCCACCTAGAGCAAGGATTATTCAACCTATCGGTGCTCAGGTGCTTGACGTTACTGTTGCGTCTGGTGCTGTTACTAACATCGAGATGTTGACAGGTGGTAGAGGTTATACCGACGCTCCTTCCGTTTACATCGTTGACGATAGAAAGGATCCCTATGGTGTGCCTATTGGTGGCACAGGTGCAACTGCTGCAGCAACTATCTTTAACGGTGAGATCACTGATATTAACATTACCAACTTCGGTACTGGATATTCTGAAACAGAGCCTCCTAAGATCTACATTGCTGAGCCTAAAGCAGCAAGAGCATCCGTTGCTGTTGGTTTCAATGAGCTGACTGGTTATGAAATCATTGAGGCAGGTAAAGGTTATTCACCTTCTGCATTCCTTGGATGTAGTCGTGGTGTATCTGGTGCTGTTGGATACGATAACCTACATAACGAGATCTATGCAGGTGAAGCAGCACTGCGTCAGTCTACTCACCCTGCTGCATCTACAGTTATTAACTTAGACTCTCTGTTTATCAGAGAAGTCTTTGATAAGTTTAGAAGACAATATCTTCCTACTATTGAGATTGATTATTCTTCAATCAATCCTGTCCAAGTAATTAAAAATATCAGTGACTTCTACATCAGTAAGGGCACTGAGCTTTCCACACAGTATCTGTTTAAGATCATGTTTGGTGAGCAGGTGGATATCTATTATCCTAGAGATGAGATCATCTCACCATCTGCTGCTACATGGGTTGTTGACACTGTGTTGCGTGCTGAGTTGATTGAGGGTGATCCTGCCAATCTGATTGACTCACAACTTACTCAGTATGCCGATCCTGTTGACCTTAGTGTCAAAAATGCACAGGCACTGATTGAAAACGTCATTACTATTATTGAAGGTAAGGACACTATCTACGAATTGGCAATCTCTGAAGAGACCTTGAGTGGTAGTTTTGTCATTCCTTATAAGACGACTCTAGTTGAGCCTTTGTCTACAGAGGGTCAAATTATTACCGTTGACTCCACGATTGGATGGCCAGAAAGAAACGGCACCATTCGTATCAACGATCAAGAGGTTGTCCAATATAAAGAGAAATCACTTAACCAGTTTATTGAATGCACCAGATCTAAAAATGGTGTTGTAGAGGATTGGGATCCTGGCACCATTGTCTTCTCTGATATCTTTGTATATGTCAATCAAGGCACTTCCGCCGAGTGTAAACTCAGAGTCCTTGGTATTGCAGAAGCAGGCACAACGATCCTGAATGATACTGGATCTTACTATCTGCAAGGTGATAAGCTGAAGGTTGCTAAACTCGGATCTTCTGCAATAGATGAGAGACTATCTTCATGGTTGTATAACGTTAAGAAACTAATTCAGGTTACTAGCGTTACTCCTGGTGGTGTTAATAACCAGACTGCAACTGTTGTCTGTAGTAACCCCCACGGTCTTCTGGTTTCTGATCAGGTGACGATCTATGGTGCTAACCCTGTTGTGTTTAACGGCACCTTTACAGTTACCTCTCGTATTGACGAATTCCAATTTACATATCAAATCAATACTCCCACAGAGATCATTCCTGAAGGTAATATCCTTCTTTCTGTGGACCTTAACAGAGGTAAGTCCAATGTTAATTCTATCAACAACGTTGTTAGTGAGTTTACAACAAATATCCAAAACTCCTTCTTTAATGATGACTATGTTTATGTTGCTTCCTCTGGTCTACCCAATTATAAGGTTGGTCCTTTCACTGGGTCGGCACTGATTCCTGGCAACCAGCGTAAACTGCTTAGATTCCCAAGACTTGTCCAAACTATCTCTGAGCGTCAAGATATTCAAGCAAATACCTCGATTGGTGCTTGGGTGAATGGTGTGTCTATCTGGGCATACAAGTCTGGTGAGTTTGTTAGATTTGGTCCTCTGACTGGCATCACTGTTGATAACAGTGGTCAGGATTATGATGCAGGATCTAAACCTGCTCTTGAAATTACTGGTGGTGGCGGCACAGGTGCTGCTGGTGAAGTTGTTGTTAATGGTAGTTTGACATCCTTTGTTGTTACCAATCAAGGTAGTGGATATACAGAATCTCCTTTGGTCTCCATCGTTGGCGGTGGTGGTATTGGAGCAACCGCACAAGCTGTCGTAACTGGTGGTCGCGTCACCAGAATTCTGGTTGAGCAACCAGGCACAGGATATACTTCACAACCTAGCGTTTCTATTACTGGTGGCGGTGGCACAGGTGC